GTTTACGGTCTGGGAAGTCGCTGGTGCCTGATTTGCCTGGGCTTAACGCCTCCGGCGGGCGGGCGGTGTCGATCTTTGATAAGCTGCGGCTGCCTGACGTTGTAGGTACACCGCCGATGGCTGAAGCCGCCGGCGACTGGCAGCGTGACATTGTGCGGGCCTTGTTTGGTTCTTGGGATGGGAACGAGCGCCATATCCGCGAGATTTTCGCGCTGGTGCCAAAGAAGAACAGTAAGACGACGGCCGGCGCCGCGATAATGGTGACGGCGCTGCTGATGAACCAGCGGCCGCGTGCTGAGTTTTTGATGGTGGCGCCGACGCAGGAGGTTTCTGATCTGGCTTACCGGCAAGCGGTTGGCATGATCGAAGCCGACCCGGTGCTGGCGGCGAAGTTTCACATTCGGGATCACCTCAAAACGGTGATTTTTCGCCCGACTGGGGCGTTTTTGAAGGTTAAGTCGTTCGATCCAAAGATCGTGACCGGCGCTAAGCCGTCAGGCGTGTTGCTGGACGAGTTGCACGTTATCGCCGAGGCGAAGGACGCGGATCGGGTTCTGGGGCAGTTACGCGGCGGGCTTATCAGTCAGCCGGAGGGCTTCCTGCTGACCATCACAACGCAGAGCGAGCGGCCGCCGGCGGGCGTGTTTAAGGCGGAACTGGCCAAGGCGCGGGCGGTGCGCGATGGGCAGATCACGGCGCCGTTGTTGCCGGTGCTGTATGAGTTCCCGCCGGATGTCGAATGGCGCGATCCGGCGAACTGGCACATGGTCACGCCGAATAACGGGCGTTCGATCACTGTCGAGCGGCTAAAGCCAGATTTCGAGGCGGCGCAGGCGGCGGGCGAGGGTGAGTTTAGGCGCTGGGCAAGCCAGCATTTGAATGTCGAAGTCGGCCTGGCGCTTAAAGACGACGCCTGGGCTGGGGGGGATTACTGGGACAACGCGGCGGATAAGACGTTGACGCTTTCGGCGCTGCTGAAGCGCTGCGAGGTGGCGACGATTGGCATTGACGGCGGCGGTCTTGATGACTTGCTTGGCCTGGCTGTTTTGGGCCGTGAGCGTGGCACGGGTCGCTGGTTGGCTTGGAACCGGGCCTGGGCGCAGCCGATTGTCTTGAAGCGGCGCCAGAACATTGTGCCGCAGTTGCGCGATTTCGCAGCCGCGCGGGAAATGGAGATTACCGAGCGCGTCGGGCAGGACATGGACGATCTGGTGAGCATCTGCCGCGAGGTGGCAGACGCCGGGTTGCTGCCGGAGCGGCACGGGATTGGCGTCGATCCGGGCAACAGCCACGCGGTTGTGGATGCGCTGACGGCTGCCGGGTTTGACGAGCAGCAAATGGCGGCGGTGTCGCAGGGCTGGAAGCTGGGCGGTGCGATAAAGCTTGCCGAGCGCAAGCTGGCCGAGGGCGCGATGCTTCACGCGGGCCAGGCGCTTATGGCGTGGTGCGTTGGTAACGCGAAGATAGAGCCGAAGGGGAATGCGATGCTTATCACAAAGCAGGCGTCCGGTTCGGCGAAGATTGACCCTTTAATGGCATTATTCAACGCGGTGGAACTTATGGCGCGCGCTCCGGCTGCGACGCCAGCGTCGCCGTGGGATGATCCCGAATTTACCTTGGTGGCGGCATGAAATTCCTAGGCTTGGAAATATCGCGCGCCGCTGAGAAGCGGGGCGTCTCGCCAGAGACGGAGAGCGTGCCGGTGAGCGCCGAGAATTTTCTGGCGTTCTTTGGCCGTGGTTCTGTTGATCTGCCGGCGGTCACGATTGACAGCGCCCTGACGGTGCCGTCGGTCTGGGGTGCGGTGTCGTTTTTGTCGCGCACGCTGGCGTCTTTGCCGCTGCACGCTTATCGGCGGACTAAGGCCGGGCCGCAGCGCATTACTGGCAAGCTGGAGGCGGTGATCCACGAGGCGCCGAACCCTGGCCAGGATGCCTTTGGGTTCCGGGCCTGGTTCTGGCAGCAGGTGTTCACGGGCGGGCGTGGCCTGGCTTGGATCGAGCGCACGCCGCAGGGCATCGAGGCGCTTTGGCCGATTGACCCCAGCAATGCGACCATCCACCGGCAGGGGATGGCGCTGGTTTATGAGTTCAACGGCCGCCGCTATCCGGCCGAAGATGTGATCGACGTGCCGTTTATGCTGAAGAGCGACGGCCTCAACCATTACGGCCCTGTCGCTATGGCGAGCCGCGCCATTCAGTTGGCGCTTGCGATGAACGACTATGCCAGCAAGTTCTTTGCTGGCGGTGGCGTGCCGCCTTTGGCGCTGGTGGGGCCGATGCCGCAGGGCGGCGAGGCTATGCGCCGCGCTATGGCGGACATTCACCGGGCGATTGATGCGGCTAAGACGGCTTCTAAGCCGATCTTTCCGATGCCGCCTGGACACGAATTGAAGCCGGTAGGGTTTGACCCGGAAAAGGGCCAGATGACCGACGCGCGGCGCTTCCAGGTGGAAGAGATCGCGCGGGCCTATCAGCTGCCGCCAGTGTTTTTGCAGGATTTGAGCCGCTCGACGTTCACAAACGCAGAGCAGCAGGACTTGCACCTGGTCAAGCACTTGATCGGGCAATGGGCGGCCTCGCTCGAGGCGCAGATGAATTTAAAGCTGTTTGGGCGGCTGAATGGCGCACGATACGTCGAGCATAACCTCGACGGTCTAATGCGCGGCGACTTTAAGAGCCGCATCGAAGGTATCACACGCGGCATTCAGGCCGGCTTGCTTACGCCGAACGAGGGCCGCGCGTTGGAAAATAGGCCGGCGCACGAAAACCCGGCGGCAAATGATCTCTTTATGCAAGGCGCGACAGTCGCGCTGGGGACAACACCCATGAGTGGAGCGCAGAGCAATGAGCCTGGAACTGCGGGCGACAACAGCGTCGCCTGAACTTCTTGCCGGTACGAAGGGCAAGACGGCAAAGGGCTATGCCGCGCTTTTCAACACACGCGCCGAGATTGCTGGCGCCTTTGTTGAAGTCATTGCGCCTGGCGCCTTTCAGGGCGCGGTGGAAGGCGCGGACGTGCGCGCTCTGATCGATCACGACAGCGGCCGCGTCATTGGCCGGACTAAAGCCGGCACATTGCGGCTGGCTGAGGACGATCAAGGCCTGATGGTTGAGATCGACTTGCCAGACACGACGGACGGCCGCGATCTGGCGGTGCAGCTGGAGCGTGGCGACATTTCCGGCATGTCTTTTGGCTTCCGCGTGACAAAGGAAGAGTGGGACGAAACCGGCGATATGCCAGTGCGGACCATTCGTGCTGTCGATCTGTTTGAGGTCAGCGCGGTGGCGTTTCCGGCTTATGCGGACACGACTATTGCACTGCGCTCGCTCGACCAGGCGCGCAAGGAACAGCGCCGCAAAAACTTCAGCGCCGCCGCGCATCGGCTGCGCATGAAAGCAAACCTCGATCTGCGATCCCGCAAAATCGAGAGTAAAGCCTAGGCATCCCGCCGAAGCCCAAGAAATCGCCGCGAAAGCGGCTTTTTTTATGGAGAACCCCAAATGGCTTTGAAAGAGCTGCGGGATCGCATGGCGCAGATTGTCGCCGAAGCCCGCGAACGTCTTGACCAGATCAACACTGCCGATGAAGGCCGCGCCAAGGAACTCGAAGCGCAGCACGACGCGGCGATGGCGGAATATGATCGTATTGAGCGCCAGATTGAGCGCGAAGAAAAGATCAGCGCCATTGAAAAGCGCGCCGAAGAACTGCGCGTGGCGCAGCGCCCGGCGATGGGCGACGGCCGTGCTGCTGGTCGTGACGAAGGCACCTCGGTGGATTATCGTTCGGCCTTCTACGCGATGCTCCGTGCCGGTGGCGATCTGCAAGAACTGAGCGCCGAAGAGCGTTCTGTGCTTCGTGCCGGCGCCGCGCGTGACGCCGAGTTCCGTGCGCAGTCCACCAGCAACACCGCTGGCGGCTACACGGTGCCGGTGGAACTCGCGAATGAAATCGTGCGCTCAATGGCGGCTTGGGGTCCGATGTACGACGGCAACGTCGTGCGCGAGATCATCACCGCTGGCGGCAACCGCATCAACATCCCGACGGTGAACGACACCGCCGTGACTGCGGAAGCCCACACGGAAGGCACCGCGCTGACGGATGACGGCGGCAAGGACGTGACGTTCGGCCAAAAGCAGCTTGACGCCTTCGCGTTTGATACTGAGTTCGTTAAGTGGTCTTACGAACTCGCGCAGGACAGCATCTTCAACATGGAAGCCCTGCTGGGCGCCCTGTTGGGTGAGCGTCTTGGGCGTATCGCCAACAGCAAGCTGACCACCGGCACGGGTTCCTCGCAACCCAACGGTGTGGTGACTGCCTCTACCGCTGGCAAGACGGCGGCCTCCGCCACCGCGATCACCGCCGACGAAATCATCGACCTGATGCACTCCGTCGATCCGGCGTATCGCACCAGCCCGCGCGTGCGCTTCATGTTCAATGACAGCACGCTGGCTGCCATTCGCAAGCTGAAGGACGGCGAGAACAACTATCTTTGGCAGATGGGCAACATCCAGCAGGGCGTGCCTGGCACGCTTCTGGGCGTGCCTTATCTGGTCAACCAGGCGATGGACAGCATTGCGGCGTCGAAGAAAGTCGTTCTTTTTGGCGACTTCAATAAGTATTTCGTGCGCAAGGTTGGCGGCCCGGTGATCGGCGTTATGCGTGAGCGCTTCTGGCCCGATCTCGGCATTGCCGGCCTGATCCGCTTCGACGGTGAACTCGCCGACACTGCGGCGATCAAGCACCTTGTCACGGCGTCTGGCGCCTAATCAGGAATAGAAACGGGCGGCTGAGAGGCCGCCCGTTTCGCTTTGCTCTGCATGAAAATTAAAATGCTCACTTCAATCGCTGGCGTCGATTTCGCGCTGGGGGTTGGGGAAGAAACCACGCGCTTTTCTGACACGGAAGCGACCCGCTTAATTGCCGCCGGCTATGCCGTGCCGGTGAGCGAGCCAGTGGTCGAGCGAGCCGTCAGGAAACCAGCATCTGAAAGGCGGAAGCAGTAATGTGGTATCCCGCCGCCATCACCGTGGCGCCAACAGCCGAGCCGATCACGCTGGAAGAAGCGTGCGATCATCTGCGCGTCACCGACGAAGGTGAGCGGTTTATCGTGTTGCGCCTGATTGGCGTTTCGCGCGCGTTTGTCGAAGACTATTGCGCAGCCAAGTTTGCCCCGCAGACGGTGGCCATGAAGTGCGACGCATGGGCCGATCTGGCACGGCTGCCAGAGGCGCCCGTGCAGTCGATTAGTTCGATTTCCTATATCGACACCAACGGCGACACGCAGACGCTTTCAAACACAGTCTATGAACTGCGCGCGGACGGCCTCGATGCCGCAATCGTACCCAAATACAACCAAACTTTTCCGGTTATTCGGCCCGGCTCGCGCATCACGGTGACGGCGGTGATTGGTACGGTATCCATCCCG